TGTGGGAACGTCTTTACCGTGGATGGGGAGCACCGTGGTGTCGTCCCTCTTCTGAAGAACGTGGTGGCTGCCGTGTATCCGGATCACTTGCCAGCCGTTTTTCTTCAGAAGCTTTAGCAGGTCTTTGTCTTTCATGTTCTCCCCTCCTTGCAAGATAATTATAACACGTATAGCACGTATTGTCAATACTTTTTTGTGAAAAGTTGGTGATAAAATGAACATAATCGACCGAGTGATCGGCTGGTTCAGTCCCCAGCGGGGCTACGCACGGGCCGCCTGGCGGGACGAGCTGCGCAACTATGACGCCGGGGACGGTTCCCGGCTCAACGCAAACTGGCGGGCTGTTAACAGCAGCGCCGAGCAGACCGACCGCTACAGCCGGGATACAGTACGCGCTCGCGCCCGGGATTTGGAGCGCAACTCGGATATGCTGAACGCCCTCATCGGGGCCTTTGGGCGGAATATCGTGGGCGGGGGCTTCACCCTCCAGGCGGAGACCGGCGACACGGACCTCAACCAGCAGATAGAAAAGCTGTGGGCGCAGTGGTGCAAAAAGCGTAACTGCGACGTCACCGGCACCCAGAGTTTCAGCCAAATGCTGCGCATGGCAGTCCGCCGGAAAAAGGTGGACGGTGGGATGTTCTTTGTCAAGCGGTACACTGGGGACGGACTGTGCTGACAAAGGCCATTCTCGGCGCGGCGGGGGCCGTTGGCGTCCTGACAGCGGGCGTAGTGGCCTATAACGCCGCCCAGAAGGTGATGGCTGCGGTGAACCTCGCCGCCCTGTTCACCGGGCCGGTGGGGCCGATACTGGCGGTAGCGGGGGCCCTGGGTGCGGTGACCGCCGGTATTATCGGGGCGGTGGAGGCCGCGAATGAGGGTGTGCCAAAGGTCGAGGAACTGACTCAGGCCGCGCGGGCTCTGGATGACACCGTATCTAACGCCACAGGGAGCTTTGAGAAAAGCCGAGTGGGCATTCTGGCCGCTGCAAATTCAGCAGACCACTATATCGACAGGCTGGAGAAGCTGGAAGGAATAGCCCATAGAACCGAAGAACAGCAGGGCGAGTACCACGCCACCCTCGTTATGCTCTCTGAGACCATACCGGAGCTGGCAGAGTCGATCAACCTCGAGACGGACTATATCGAGGGAGGGACTGCGGCTCTGCGGGAGCAGACCGCCGCCTGGGAGGAGAACGCAAAGGCCCAGGCATATCAGGAATCGCTTAAGGAAATATACGCCGCCCAGCCTTGCGGAGTTTAAAACGGACTTCATCCGGCAGATGGACGAGCTGGGGCAGGAGCTCCAGACGGATATAGAGGGCATGGACTACAGCGCGGAGTCCGGCAGGGCCGCCCGCAGCACCATGGACAGCTATATAGGAGAGATAGACGCGGCCCTGCCCAGGGTGCAGGCGGCGATAAACCGGCTCAGGGGCAGCGTCGCCGCGGGGCTTGGGAGCATAAGTGCCGCCGGTGCGCCCGTGGGTATGCAGAGGGCCCTGGGGCTGAACGGCTACGCCTCCGGCACCGAAAACGCAGAGCGCGGCTTTGCAATGGTGGGCGAGGACGGCCCGGAAGTGGTATTCTTCCGGGGAGGCGAGCAGGTGCTCAATGCCCGGGAGACTGCCGCCATGCAGGCAAGGCCGGCAATGAGCGCCCTGCCCGCCGGGAGCTATGGGCCGGGCGGGGTGGTCATAACCCTTTCGCCGGTGTATAACCTCTCCGGCGGTATGAGCGCCGCCGGCGTCAGGGAGGAACTGGAGGGCCACACCGAAGGCCTGCGTGAGCTCATCCTGGAGGTCATGGAAGACGCGCGCATAGACTCAGCAAGGAGGAGAGGCTGATGAAGACCTATACCACCGTCCAGGGGGACATGTGGGACATGATAGCCTATAGGACCCTGGGCAGCATAAGCCTGACAGACAAGCTGATGATGGCAAACAGGAAATATCTGGGCTTCTACACCTTTCCGGCGGGGATAATTCTGGCAGTGCCGGAAATAGAGCAGAAGCCCATGACCGAGGGTATGCCCCCCTGGAAAGCGGGGGACATATGAGCAATGCGGATATCGCCCGCCGGGCGGAGATAGAGCTGTCATTTGCCGGGGTCAAGACGGCAAAGCAGCTGAGGCCATACCTCTTGTCAATGGAGTACACCGACGAGGAGGACGGCCAGCTGGACGACCTTCAGGTCCACATACAGGACCGGGATAACGCCTGGCTCCAGAGCTGGCTAAACGATATGATGGTCTCAGCGGCAAAGGGCAGCTTTAAGATCAAGGCCGCCATAAACCGGCTGAACTGGAACGGTAAAGGCATAGACTCGCGCCTTAACTGCGGGGAGTTCGAGCTGGACACTGTGGAGACCGCGGGGCCCCCGGCCGTGATCACCGTAAAGGCCACGGGCCTGCCCTTTGCGGGTTCCGTGCGCCAGACCAAGAAGACCCGCAGCTGGGAGAGCTACACCCTTTCGGGTATTGCCAACGAGATCGCAAAGGGCAGCGGCCTTGGCTGTATGTACCTGTCGTCTTCGGACCCCGGTTATGAGCGCCTTGAACAGTACCGCCAGAGCGATATGCAGTTCTTGGAGCGGCTGTGCAAGAACGCGGGGCTGTCGCTGAAGGCCACGGACAGGATGCTGGT